GGCCGGTGTCGGTGTCGGTGGCGCTGTGGTTAAGGGCATTCTGAGGAAGGTAAACGATACGCCAGCTAAAGAAGTCGAGCGGCTAGTTATCCGGGCCGCAGAAGCTGAGGGTATCGACGCCAACGAGGCTATCAAGATTCTGAAAGAGCTTGGCCCGGAAGCAACCTTCATGGATCTAGGCGCTAACTTCCGCATGCTTGCCAGAGTCATTAAGTCCAAGGTAGGCACCGGCAAGACTTTACTCCCCGAGTTCCTAGACACCCGACAGCGTGGTGTATTGGAAGAAGGCGCTACCAAGGCTACTAACAGTCAGCAGTCTCGATTGTTAGACGCGGCGGTTCAGAGCGCAGGCGAGGACGGCCAGAACCTCAGAAGGTCAATGGAAGAGGTGCAGGCCGAGATGAAGGCCGTGGCAGATCCAATCTACGACGCCGCCTACCGCACCCCGTTCGATATGAACCCAGAGATTAAGCGATTACTGGACAAGCCTGCCGCCAGAACTGCCTATGAGTCCGCTTCTACGAGGATTAATAACAAGCCGGAGAACATAAGCCTATCACCTGTTCGACGTTTAGATGAAACGATAAGAGCCTTGCAAGATCAAGCGGATGAATTGTTTAGAAAGAACAGAGGCGGCGAGGCAGACGATGTCAAGCAGCTTGGGTTAGCCCTACGGGCGCAGCTCGATGAGGGTGTGCCGGACTTGCAGACTGCGAGACAAATTTGGCGCGATGGGTCGGCTGTCCAGCGGGCCGGAGAAAAAGGTCGGGGTTTGCTGCAACAGGGTGTTGATCCTGAAGACCTAGCCGATGACGTTGCTGACATGAGCGCAGCGGAGCTGGATATGTTCCGCCGTGGCGGCATGAAAGCGGTTGAGCGCAGGCTGGCTGACACCGCAGACAATCGAGACGCTGGCGCTTTGCTGTCAAACAGAGAAACGATGCGCGAGAAGCTAGGCATGTTGTTTGATGACCCGGCACCTTTCCAGCGTCAACTAGACGCCGAGCGAGCATTCACAGAGACCAAGCGTGTTGTCAGTGGCGGCAGTATCACCGACGAGGCGGGACAGGTTCAACGAGATTTAGGCGCTGCGGTTGCCGTAGACGTAGCCTCCTCTATGCGAGGCACAAAAACCGACATGACTATCAGAGCATTTGAGTTTTTGCTCGGTGAAGGCCGTATGTCTGATCAGGCTGCCACAGAAATAGCGCAGCTAATGGTCAAGCGAGGTATGAGCGATAAAGAGGTACGCGAGCTGCTAAACGACGCAGCGTTTAAGAGAGCAGCCGGTGACCTATACCCGCAGTTCTCCAAGGCTATGAAAGACGCATTCAAGGGCACAGCTACCGCTGGCGCATTGGCAATATCAGGAGACTAAGATGCCCGGACTGTTAGACAGCATAAAAAACTTCGCTCAACGCAGCCGCACTGGTTTGACCAGTGGCGCAGACACGGCACAGATGCTGAATGATCTGGATAACAAGTACGGCACTGATGTGTTGGGCTTTATGCAGAAGGCCGGTACGCCACCTCCAATGGTGCCAACGGGCATGGTGGACAGCTCTCAGCTCCTACGTCAGACAAACGCAGCCGCGGGTTTTAATGACGCCTCTCAAGGCCTTGACGGTTCAATGCCTTCACTAGCTACACCGATGGTAGAAAACCAGCTTGGCATGTTAGATCCAAGAAGCGGCGCGGGTGAAGGCGTCTTAGATGAAGAAGAGGAGTTTAAGCGAGAACAACTGCGTAGGATTCGAGAGGGCTACAACCAACTGCCTGTACAGCCGGGGCAGCCCACGTCGCCGTTTGGTTTTGGATTCGGTCAAGGGCAGAACTAAGCTATGTCCGGCGGCAATAAAATCAAAAGCGTTGGCAACATAATCGGGAGTTTGTTCCCGTTGCCCGGAGCGCCGGGAAGGGCGAACATTCCAGAGCAAGGCGAGACTGTTATCGGTCAAAACCCTGCCATCATGCGAAGCGCCGAGGAGTACGCGGAACGCTCTGGCATACCGTTGCGTAACCCTACCGAGTATAAAAGGATCGACCGTCCCTTCGCTGAGATGGCTGCCGACTACTACGACCGCATGCCTCACAACCCCAACGACTACAGAACCAAGCAGGCATACGACGCGCTTGGGAGAGAGACAGAGGCTCAGTTCGAGCAGATGCTGCGTGACGGTGTGACGCCGTACCTGTTTTCTGACAAAGACCCGTACCCAAATTCTCCTTATCAGGCGCTGCAAGACATCTACGAGAACCAGCGCCTCGGCGTGTTCAGCACACGCGCAGGTTTTGGCAGCGATGACAGCTTCGACCCAACAGGTAACCCGCTGCTGCAAGAGATGGACTACCAGATTGATGGTCAGCCAATCTTTTTGAACGACGCATTTCGCGCCGTTCACGACTACTACGGTCACGGCAAGCACGGTTTTGGTTTCCGCGCAGGCGGTGAAGAGAACGCATTCCAAGCCCACAGCGGAATGTTTAGCGACTTGGCAAGACAGGCCGCAGCTTCCGAGACACGGGGGCAGAATTCTCTGCTAAACTACGGCCCGTTTGGCGACACCAACAGAACGGCTAGGTTAGAAGACACCGTTTTTGCGGATCAGAAGACCGGGCTGTTGCCGAACCTCATATCCACTGGCAGGACACCCATCTCTGATGAGCGAAGACGACGAATTGATGCAGATGGCGTATCTGGACTTCGAGGTAAACTTGAGGGCGCAATCAATCCAGATGGGATTGTTGAGGCAGTCCACTACGGCAACAGGCAGTTCGACTACCTCGATCCAAGCCAGTATGGAAAGGGGTTGTCTGGACGGACTACCTCTGAAAGAAATATGGCGGCTACGCCAGAGTTCTATGACAGAACCTTCGCAGGACTAAACACCACCGAGCGTCCTTACCGCAAAGAGCAAGGTCTTGGGCCGGTAGAGAACACCGTACAGCTACCTGTTGAGCAGGTGTACGACATCCTCGCAGACCCGGACAACATCAAAGGTGCTGTTGGAAACTCGCTAGATCCCTACTCACGCTACACCGCGCTGACCAAGAAGATCTACGACGCAGGCTACTCTGCCATTTTCCAAGACCACCCGCAGATGGGCAAGATCCTGTCCATTGTTGACCCGCTGAAGACCGGCAAGATCCTCGCCGCTGTACCTGTTGGCATATTAGGAACCAAGGCCGCCAAGGTTGCTATCGGCACTGGCTTAACTGGTGCCGCACTGGCACCCGAAGAGTCACAGGCCGGGTTGCGAGCTTTCCACGGTTCGCCGTTCAAGTTTGGTCGTTTCAGCACAGATCAGATTGGCACAGGTGAGGGCAATCAAGCGTATGGTCGAGGGCTTTACTTTGCGGAACGAGAAGAAACGGCACAAAGCTATGAGGACGCGCTGAGTAAGTCGGGAATGCACTACGATGGCGTTTCCATCTCGGATTTACCTCTAGCCAAAAGAAGTGCTATCGCTAGGCTAAGTGGCAGCGTTCAAGCACAAGTGGACGGTGCGGAGGCTGCTGTAGCTCCTTTAGCAGAAAAAATGAAGGACGAGCTAACCTTTTACCGTGATTTGCATAAACAGCTCAAACAACAGGGAGCGGATAAAGCAGAGGTATCTCGTGTAGGGGAAATAGCGCAGGAACAGGAAGATGTTTTGGAAGAGCTGCAAAAGCTCGACGCCTCAAAGATTCGTAACAACTCTGGCGCTATGTATGAAGTTGATCTGGATGTTACAGACGATGATCTTCTTAACTTCGACGCGCCAATGAACCAGCAACCCGCAAAGATTAGAAAAGCCTTTGCCAGCATCATCGACCCAATGGAAGCCGACTCGCCCGGAGAGATGCGCGGCATGGATTTACTAAGAGACTTAAGCAACAAAAAAGTCGGGGATGATTATCAGTACAATGACGTTGAGGCCGTAGAGGCTTTGATGGCTGCTGGAATCAAAGGCGTCAAATACGCAGACGCGCAGACCCGATTCACCAATGGGCCGAAGACAAGCAACTACGTCATCTTCGATGACAAGCTCGTCACTATCATGCGTCAGTATGGAGTGCCTTTAGCTGTGGCTGCCCAGATGGTTGCGCCAGAAGAAGCGCAAGCTAGCCCACGCTCAGGAAGAACACCAGCGGAGCCGGGTGCAGCTAAAGAGTTTGGCGCTGGAATGTTAAGCGCAGCCATGGACTACATCGATGGCATGAGGGCTACGGTGCCATACGACCCATACGGCGCGATGCAAGGCACACAGCTTTACGATGATGTGCAATCTGGGATGACCACTGAGCAATCTCTGCCGCGCGAGCAACAAGCAACATCAACGTACAGCAATCCGTTCCTAAGAGGGATTCTGGAAGAGGAGTACATGCGAGACCGGCAGAAAGCTGGACGCGCACGTTCCGCTGGAAATCTGGCGGGTAACACCGCTTTGTTGTTTAGCCCCTTATAGGATCTGTTAGACAATGGTGATAGAAAGTGTCGCAGCCGCCTCCGCAATACTCAGCTCCATCAATGGCCTGATCAAGCAGGCCAACGAGACAGGCTCTGGCGTGCAGCAGCTCATGGGAACCATCTCCGACTTCGGTGAGGCGCTGACCAACTTCGAGATAGATCGCAAGTCCAGCACCTTCAAGCCTTTATCCCAGAACGACCTCTTCAAGATAAGCCAACTCCGAAAGCAACAGGAACGCTACTGGAAGGACATTCACGACCTGCTGATCGTCTTAGACCCAGACCTGCTGAAAGACTTTGAGAAAGCCAAAGCCGATCAAGAGGCGGCTCGACAAAAGCACATGGCTTTGATGGCAAAGAAACGCAAAGAGCGAGAGAAGCTGAAACACCAAATCACGGTTGCCGTCACAACCTTCATCATCGGCGGCACTGTCGCCATCGGAATTATCTTTTTAATCATCAAGGCATTCACATAGGGAGCAAACATGCCAACACCGCGCAAAGGGAAAGCAAAAGTTAAGGTCACCGCATCTGGAAAAAAGGTCAGCTACGGTCAGGCCGGTAAGGCCAAGGGCGGCGGCGCACGGGTCAAGCCCGGAACCAGCAAAGGCGACAGCTACTGCGCCCGGTCACTGGGGATAAAGAAGCGGCTGCCGAAGAAGAAGGCCAACGATCCGAACACACCCAACAACCTGTCACGCAAACGCTGGAAATGCTCCGGCGCTAAATCAAGGAGAAGCTGATGCCCGGGAAAGGACTATACGCAAACATTCACGCCCGTCGAGCCGCTGGCAAAAAACCACGCAAGCCGGGGAGCGCGAAAGCGCCAAGTAAAGCGGATTTTGAGGCTGCGGCAAAGACGGCCAAGAAGCCAAAGAGCAAGCGTAAAACAACGCCGAGACGCAGGTAACTGTACCAAGAGCGTACCACGGGGTTTTTAAGGGTCACTTAGGCACTGGCCCTTTCACCTGTAACCTGTTGATAACCCTAGGTTTATCGCCATGATCGTGAACCGCATAGTGCAGCAAGCAGCGGTTATCCCACATAACCGCGGTAATTTCATTTTCGTTCATTTTCAATCACTTACATAAATTAAAGGTAACCGTTTCAATCACTTAAAGCCACGGAAAATAAGGCATCATAAGACAACTTACTTTTGTCACTGTGCCACAAACTGTACCACGTTTTGATTTCGACAACCGTAGGTTGTCCTAACACACCATTGTGTTGTAACCTCTACGCATCAGATGGAGGTGTATCGTGGCAGTCATTCAAAAGAGAAGAGATGCGAAGGGCAACGTCCGCTACCGGGTGTTGATCCGCAAGGCCGGGAACCCGACGGTTTCCAAAACTTTTTCCAAGTGGCAGACCGCCAAGGACTTTGCCAACAAGACCGAGACGGACTTGGAGAAGGGAGAGTTCAGGGCCGAGAAAGCTGTGCTGTCTGACGTGATTGAGCAGAGCTTCAAGGTGCTGGACATGTCTGCCGACAAGGCCAAGGTCTACCGCCAGATTGACAAGCAATTCGGGCGCTACGCCTTGAAGGATTTGAGGCGCGAGGTGTACTTCGAGTATGTCGAGAAGCGAAAGCACGAGGTCAAGGCCAGCTCTATCAACATCACATTCGCCTACATGCGGACGCTGTTAAAATTTGCCGAGACCTACATGCAGCTCAAGCCGGAGATGGCGGAGTTCAATCTTGCAAAGGATTGGCTCGCAAGTCAGAAGTTCATCTCTAAGTCTGATCGCAGAACTCGCAGGGTCACGGACGAGGAGCTGCGTGCCATTGAAGAGGAGTGGATTTTAGATGACTTCCAAGGGGCGCAGGAAAAGAGCTGGTCTCTGCCCGAGGTCATGCGCTTCGCCGTCCTGACCGCGATGCGCCGGGGCGAGCAGTTCACGCTGCGCTGGGATGAGCTGGACGCCGAGGAAAGAACCATTGGCTGCTGGCGCAAGCACCCCAAGGGAAAAGTCTACAGCCGGGTTCCGTTACTGGCTGAGGCGATGGCGATCATCGAGAAGCAAGAGCGCCGAGGGGAGTTCATTTTTAACGTCAGCTCGAACCACGCGGCCAAGATATTCAATCGATACAGAGACAAGGCGGGGATCAAGGATCTTGTCTGGCACGACCTGCGCCACGAGGGTGTCAGCAGACTGACTGAGATGGGGATCTTCCTGCCATCCGAGGTAGCTATGTTCAGCGGCCACCGGGATATCCAAATGCTTCAGTCCTACACGCACCTGCGGGCGGAGCACATCGTTGGAAACCTAAAAGATAAAGGACTTTAGGTTGTTTGCCACCTTTAGGTTGTAATTTGACGCAAACCCTCGTCGCGCTTGGCGGCGAAGTAGGCCTCCACGACTTTGCGATCCGCCACGCGCTGACGCCCCAGCTTGTATGTCGGGCAGCAGAACCTGTCGCTTGAGATCGCGTTCAACAGACTGCTCTTCTTCATGCCGAAGAGAGCAGACAGCTCTGTCAAATCCAAATAAGGTCGTTCCATCATGACTCCAAGAACTTTCTAATTTTCGTGCCGCCAACCGAGTAGGTGCTTCCGCGTGCGCTCTTCTCAAACCGCAGGACGCACTCCCTGCCTGAGATCTTGCCGTGCTTTTTCCAGATCTCGTCAGTGATCTCCAGCGCGTCCATTGCTGCGCTCCTCTGGCTCTGATATTCCGCTACCACGGCCACGGTCACCCCGGCGTTCCTTTGCGACTCAGAGAACTTAACCTCGTACACGCCGTTGCTCGGGCGGTCTGACATCTCGACACTGACCCTGAGCAGCCTGCCGCCATCGATCAACGTGATGTCATCGACGGCATCGTCGCCGCTAAAGGTTGCGCCCATTCCAGCGCCAACGACATAGGTCATCACGGCGTAGACGCATGACTTGTGTCGCCTTGCCAGCTTGATGTCTACCTCGATCTCACCGTGAGCTGTGCCAAGCATCAGCCACGAGTGCTTGACTCCGAGAAGTGCAGCCAGCCGCTTTGATAGCGCAGCCCTTGGCACGGTCTCTCCCGCGAGCCACTTTCTGACCGCCTCTTGGCTGACATTCAACCTCGCGGCTATCGCTGTCTGCTGGCCCTTTCCGTAGTCAGGAATTTCATCGCTCGCGTTACATGCTTCTAGCAAGCGGGTTGCAAAGTTGTCCATAACAACCCCCAGTTGTAATTGATGGGAGTTAATATTAGTCCGACTACTTTAACTTGTCTACAACTTTTAGTTGACTCGATCCCCGCAAGCTATCAACAAACGTAAGCAATTTATCCTGTGCCTCGTCTTTGTCGGATAAGACATCTCTCACTAACAAGTCGGCTGGGGTATCTGCCAACAAGTGGACTACGCGAACCGGGCGCGTTTGGCCCTGCCTGTGCAGCCTCGCGTTAAATTGCTGGTAAAGCTCAAGACTCCAAGACAGGCCAAACCAGATGATCAGAGATCCTCCGTGTTGTAGGTTCAGTCCGTGTCCTGCACTGGCGGGGTGGGCCAGCATCACCGGCACCTGCCCCGCGTTCCACTTGTCGATCAGGGTTGCGTCCTTTTTCAGCACCACCGCGTCCTTGATTGCGCCGCAGATCCTCTCGGCGTCGGACTGAAAGTTGTAGGCTATCAGCACCGGCTCGTTAGATGCCTCGATGATTTCCTTCAGCGCCTCGATCTTGGCGTCGTGCAGCACCTCATAGCCGTCATCGGTATAGAGCGACCCAGACGAAACTTGCAGGAGCTTGTTTATCTTTACCGCCGCGTTGGCGGCAAGCACCTCCCCCTGATCCAGCTCGATCAGGAAATCGTCCTGCATCTGCTTATATGCCTTCTGGGCCTTTGGCGGCAGTGACACCACCACATCGCTGTCGATGCGCTGCGGCAGTTCGAGGTAGTCCTCGGCGTCCATGCGTAGCACCAGATCGGCCACTCTCTCCTGCAACAAATCAACGCGGTCAGCTCTGACCTCATACTGCGACCATTGAGGGTTGCCGACTTGGCGGCAGTAAGTTTCGAGGAACTTGCCCCGGGTGTCGCCAAGGCGCTTGCCTTTATCCAGCAGATAGATCTGGGGCCACAGCTCCATCAGGCTGTTCGGAGCCGGTGTCCCTGTGAGCTGCACCATTCGCTTGATGCTCCCGGACTTCACCACCTGACGCAGTGCCTTCCATCTCTTCGAGCCGTGACTTTTGAATGAGCTGGACTCGTCGATTACTACGGCGTCGTAGTGCCAGTTGCGCCCTAAAACTTCTACGAGCCAAGGTAGATTCTCCCGGTTGATGATGTGGATAGGTGCCGAGGAGTGCATCGCCTCCTCGCGCTTGGCGGGGCTGAGTCCCGCGATGACTGAGAAGCGCAGCGCCCGGAGGTGCTGCCAGTTTTTTATCTCGGTGGGCCATGTGTGCTGCGCCACCCGAAGAGGTGCGATGATCAGCACCTTCTTGATGTCCTTGGTGACCAACAGATCGACCAGCGCCGTCAGTGTGCTGACGGTCTTGCCGAGGCCCATGTCCACCCACAGAGCTGCGTGGTGATTGTCTTTGATGAATTGCGCCGCCCGTAGCTGGTACTGGTGCAGGTCTGTGTGCTTTAGAATAGGAGTTTCCCCTGATCGATGTTGTCCACGACGTAGACGTGGAAGCCGTGCTCCTTGAGTCGCTTGTGAATAGCGTGCTGGTAGGCCGTTGCGGACTTCCCGGGTGCCTTGAACTCGATCATCAGGCACTCGCCGTCCTTGAAATAGATCATGTCTGGCACGCCACGCTGCGAGGTGGACACCCACTTAAAGGCCAACCAGCCCCTGTCCCGGGCAAACTTGTTAACTGTTCGCTCGATGTGGGACTCCCTCACTTGCGGTACCTGTCGGCTTCGTAGCCCTCGACATCCACCGGCAGACCCTTGGCCCAATCCGGCAGCTCGCACATCAATGTGTTGAACTCATCCATTGAGCCGTGACCGACCTTGGTGTCGGCAACAATCTCATCATGAACTGTCATGATGGGGTCATAGCCTGCGGCGTCGAGCTTGAGCAGCGCGTGGGCCAGTAGATCCCGGGCAACCGCCTGCGTGATCGACTGCACCAGAGAACCACCATAGGTCTCGATGGTTCCCCACTTGTGCGTAAAGTTGTTCATCCCTTGATAGGTAATCTTGTTGTTGATAAGCGCCGCCTGCGGAAACGAGAGGCACCGGCCAGATGGCAGCTTAAAGAGAAGGTCGCCCTTGACCATCATGAAGTCACCGGCCCGGGTCTCCTCACGCCTGCCGTTCTCGATGGCGTTGTAGGCTGCGCGTTCAACCTCGTGCCACAGCTTGACGATGGGCCTGTTGGCTGCTCGCCAATCGTCGCGGATCTTGAGCGCCGTGGCGTCATCAACGTCGGTTCCGTAGTTGGCTGCCATCTTCTGGAACGCCTTCACACCGCCTTGGTAGCCAAGAGCCAGCGATGCCACCTTGCCGATGAACCTTTGATCCTTATCGACGTTCATGTACGTTATTCCGTACATGTCCGAGGCCGTGACCTTGTACAGATCCAGCCCCTCGCGGAATGACTGCAACACGGTCTCGTGATCGGCCAGCCACGCAAGCACCCGGGCCTCGATGGCCGAGTAGTCGGACACGATCAGCCTGCGGCCCTTGCTGGCAATCAACATCCCGCGCAGGCACGAGGCCAGCAGAGCCATCGGCTCTCCCGGGAGCTGATCCGGGCAGCGGAACCGCAGGGCATCGATTATGGGGTCAACGTCATCGACGATGGGGCGCGGGAGGTTCTGGGGCTGGAAGTGTCGGCCAGACCAGCGCCCGGTGGCTGCACCGTGGTACATCCCGGTGCCGTGCGCCCGGCCATCTCGGCCCAAGCAGGCCAGCATCGCCTGAAACTTCTTGGTACTGGATTTCGATAAAGCCTGCCGGATTTGCAGGAAGCGATACACTTTCGGTGGGCATACACCTTCAAGGGCGCATGTAACTGCGGCCTTGTCATATGAATCCATCGCCAGCCCCTGCCGGTTGATCCATTCGAGGGACTTGGCCCGTGAGGACGTTGAGGCCAGCTCGCCGTCGGTCAGCTCGAACACCTCTTGGTTCAACTCGGCCTCAACCTTCTTAATAATCTCGATGGCGTGCTCGCAGTTTGCAGCGTCCAGCTTCACGCCTCGCAGGTTCATGCGCTGATCTGCCTCCCAGACCAATCGCTCGCTGGGGTGCAGTGGACGCAACTGTTTACGGATCTCGGACTCAGCGACCACGTCCTGAAGACAGTAGTCGTAAAGCTCGCGCAGCAGATCCTGATCGTGGATGCGCTTGCCCCGGTAGGGTTTGCAAAGCCTCTGGATCAGGTACTTGCCGCGCTTATTTTTGGCGGCGTCCCCGGACATGCCCATAAAGTCGCCGCAGTTCCCAAGAGCGCGAGGGTAAGCCTGCGCCGCTGCTAGTGCCGCGGTGTCGTTCCACTGCTCGATGGGGATGCTGGGCCACATAAGTACCTGCTTCCAGATCGCCAGCTCGAAGAAGCTATTCCACGCCCAGACCTCAGCCCCCCGCTCGATCAAGCCGAACAGCTCGGTCGGCGCTGGCATCCCGGGAGTCCAGAGCTGGGGCGGCTCATCGTTCACCGCCCATGCTAGGCACAGCACCTCGGTGCTGGGGTGGTCGGCATACGCCCACGCACCCGCAGCCCGGATGTCGCACTCCGAGAAGGTCTCGAAGTCGATGCTGACGATCAAGCCAGAAACTCCTCCGCTTCCTCTACCACGTCGGCTGCGGTCTCGCTGCTGATGTCATCGAAGCCTTCTAGGGCGTTGCCGCCACCACCGAACCGCTCGCCTTCCCGCGCAAACTGAACGGCTTCAAGGGAGCAGAGAACTCCCGAGAATGCAGCGCCAGATGACCATGCGTAGAAGCGCGCCTTTGCGTTCACATAGTCGCCGCCCTGCGGCCTGCCATCTTCCTCGACCAGCGCCGACAGATCCTTGTCGATGATCGGTACCCGCTTGCGGTTGTTAGCCTTCACGATGTACTTGTTCTCGTACTCGGCGCGGTCAGTCTCGTCGCCATCTTGCAGCGACAGGAACAGTTTCTTGGGCTGCTTCTCTCCCCACTTTTCCTTCGCCAGCTCGCTGACGATCTTCCGCAGGTTCTTGATCTGGTCGGCGTCGGCATCCTTGTCCAAAATGAACGTGCCGCTGTACTTCAAATTATCTGAGCCTTCAAAGGCCGATGGCGTGAAGAGACTTGGGAAGCTCAATCGAGCGTTTTCTATTATAACCGTAGACATAATCTTTTCCTTAATCGTCTATTGCGTTGAAGCAGTCCGTTGCTTCAAGTGCCGGTCTCCGATCGGATACCGGGACTAGAGTCGGTCTGCCTTCAGGTTTCACGATTAGCGCGTTAACGCTGTCGCAGTCTTTCCCCAACATGGCGACTGCCTTGCTGGGAGAAATTGGTTTCCGGCTCATCACCGGCTCGTTGGTCAGTAACGTCATGGCCTTGATGGCCTCCTCGTCATCTGCCCACCGTCTGTTTGTACGGCTGGTCACCAGCTTGAAGCCCTCGATGGGTACGCCAGAGAGCGCCAGCTTCTCTGCGTGCCTTGCGACGGAGTCGCACCAGCTCTTGATAGTGGCGAGGTGTGGCAGCAGTGCTGCGATCTCCTCGTTGCTCAACACCTCTGGGTCTCTCACTCGAACTCCTCCCCGATCTTGTCGAATATGTGTTGCGACAACGCCCGGCATGTCGGCGCGGCCTTGCAATATCGGCACTGGGACTCGCCGGGGTTAAAGGGTGGCTTCTCACCTAGCGCGGCCTCGGCTGCCGGTGCCAGAACCTCAGCGCCCCACTTCAAAAGATCGCGGTGACGCATGGTGTGGGTGTCTATGTGCCCCAGCCGCGGCTGGACGATGGTCATATGCACGGTGTCGAGCTGGGCGTCGAAGCCGAACTCGTTGAAGACTCCAAGGGCGTAGCATTTAAGTTGATCGCAGTCGGCATCGACTTGGTTGCGGCCAAACTTCGCGTCCACTACCCACGCCTCGCCTTCTTTGATTGCAAGGTAATCAGCGGTGCCAAACCCGCCGTCGGCCCACATGGAGTAGTCCAATCTGCGCTCGATGTGCGTGTGGGTCTGCGGGAGTGAGCGGCAGTGATCGACGTAGAGCTTCGCCAAGTTGGCGTACTCCAGCCCAATCTCAAATGCGTTAAACGACTCACCGATCAGGTCGTGAGGCTCAAGCCCTTTCAGTAGACACGTCTCTGACAATTCATGTAAGGCAGTTCCTTCTTCGGCGGCGAGGCTGCCCTCGTCTACCAACCCCTCCTGCGCCTTGACGCTCGCCGGGCAGGCGATCCATCGGTGAGCAGAGCTGGCACTGAGCTTCGCGTGCGCGGGGCCGAGGTCAATTTCAAATTGCTGCATAGATACTTTTTTCTTTGACGTACAACATTGAGTTGTATCATGATGTAGACAAGTTACTAACGCAAACAAATTTGTCGATAAATTTTCAGAAGGACGAAAATGAAAAACAAAACCACAAAGTCGGTCAACGACGCGCTGGATCAGGTGAAGAAAATCTTAGGCCTTCAGTCTGATCGGCAGCTCGCGCTGCTGCTCGATCTTGAGAAGCAGAACGTGGCCGCGTGGCGAGCCAAGGGCGAGGTGCCTGCGTCTCGCGCAGTCCAGCTTGAGCTTTGCACCGAGCGGCAGGTCACTTGGTTCGACCTCTGCCCTAACCTATTGAAAGACACAACAAAGCTGTTGGGAAAGAAATGAGAAGCAAGTTCTTTCTTTTCATATGGTGGTTTTTCCAAGTCCTAGGCGAGTTTGTTGACGATCTCAGCTACTGGATTTCCGAAATCTGCCGCCGCATTTCTGAGTGGGCCGAGGACATGGCGCACAAATTCGATTGATCAGGGGAAGTAGATGTTAGATCAATTCGGCCACCGGCTTGTTGAGCGGGGCTACAACATTATTCCAATCCTCCCGGGCAAGAAGAGACCGCCCGGCAACGATTGGCAGAAGATTCAAAGCACACCGGAGCTGGTTACTAGCTGGATCGATGAGATGCCGCAGTTTGGCATCGGCGTTCTGGCCTCGACCACCTGCGCATTGGTGAGAACCCCAAGTGCGTTGTGCCGTTCCAGAACGTCGAGCGGTTCAAGAAGATGAAGTCCTGCGAGTTCAAGACACCCGATGGTGTCACGCAGGCCGTTGAAATTCTGGGCCACGGGCAGCAGTGGGTCGCCTACGGCATTCACCCCAAGACCATCAAGCCCTATGAGTGGGTCTCTGGGCCGACGCTTGCCGATGTCTTTTACGATGACCTGCCAGAGCTGACGCAGGAGCTGGCGATGGCCTTCATCGCCTACTTTGAGGAGGTCGCCCGGGATCTGGGTTGGGAAGAGGTTCGACCCGGGAGCCAGCAGAAGGCCGAGGAGGCCGATGCGCTGATGAACCTCAAGGCCGCGCTGGACATGAACGCCGAGGAGCTGCATGAAATCTTAGCTACTTACGCCAACGATGACTTGCACTATGACGATTGGGTAAAAGTGGGGATGGCCCTGCATCATCAGTTCGCGGGAGAAGCCGAGGGCTTAGAGCTGTGGATTCAGTGGTCGATGGAAAGCCCCAAGTTCGAGGACGGTAG